TTGTAATCAACTTCAAATAAGTATTCAACTCCTTTAACTTTACCTACAGTGGCCGCATCACTATAATTAGATTCCGTTCCATCATAAAATGTTTGTGCTTTATTTTCATAACCAAACCTCGCTATCTTACGTAAACCTATGGTAAAATTATAATCATAAGGAGTTGAAATAGTCCGCGTAGACAAACCATTATCTACAGAGAATACATCAACATCAGAAAGTGACGTTCCGCCGTTAACGGCAGCGTAAAATGTAGAAAACTTTAACATCTTCTTAACATCTTTTACTCCAAATGTTTGTGAACAACATTTTTTTGGCGCTGAGCACGCCACTAGAAATATTGTTAATAGTATTATTAGTCTTTTCACCATCATTTTATAGTCACTTATTTTTTGAATTGTTTACCTAATCGTGGTAGTAACAATAATTTGATTTGTTACTTGTTTGCATTTTGCATCTTGTGCCATCTGCTTTTCTTTTTCTACATTGAACCATCTTACCATCATTTCTTTTTTCTGTCTTTTCATGAATAGTGCAAAAACCATCTTTAACAGCTTTATTTTTACAACGTTTACCACTAGCATTTACATGAGCACATCCACCATCTTTTTTCTTTTTATTTTCTTCAATAATAGACTTGTTAGCTTCAATTTTTTCTATTTGTTTTTGTACTCTTTTTTCTTTTCTAGCGTTTTGTTTATTTATTTTAACTTTTTCTTTAGCTTCTACTACAGCTTCTGTATCACCTAAACCTAAACTCCAAGTTGTATAACCACTAAAAAACATTATTCTTTGAAAATTAGTATAGTCTTTATCAAGAGCGTTACGCATGTTTATACTCTTTTGGTATAATCTGTTCGCTGGAAAATTAGTTAAAGCTTGCGTATAATTAGTTACAGCTGACCACATTGGATTGTCAGCTTGAAAAGTTTCCATTTCGCTTATAACGTTTTCATTATAGTTTAAGGTTTTTTCAGCATTAACCAATTGTCTAATTTTAATACCAACAACAGGTGAAAAGTTTAACAACTCCATCGGCACAGCGCTTTCATCTTTGTTATAACCTTTTTCTCTTTGCTCTTTAAATTTAATGATCATGTTTTTTAAAGTAGAAGCGACAGCACCGTATATACCAGCACCTCTTAATATTGAGTCAATACTACCGTTAATAACTCTTTCTCTTTTCTTTAATATTTGTTCTTCGTCTTCATCATCACCAAACATAACAGCAAACAAAGCGGTTTGTAAACTATAGAATATAACGTTTTGTATAGCTCCATAGTATAATATTTTAGATAAATTACCTAAGTTACTTTGAGTTAAAGTTGTGTAAGGTGGTGATATTCTACCTTTACCTATGTCTAAAGCTGCTTTTTTAATTATTCTATTATATTGTGATGTAATATTTTGAAAGTTTAATACTAACTTACCTATCCAACTAGCTTGTTGTTTAGACGTCATATCAGGTCTTGATGACTGCTGAGTTGACTGTGTTAAATCTTGAAAGTCAGTAAATGCTTTTGCTTCAGCTTCTTTTTTGTTTAAACCGTCTTTAATATATTTATTTACTCTATTCCTATAAAAAGTAGCACCACCTGTAGCAATTGCAATATTATCACCAATTTGTGTAGGTAAAAATCCTAATTGCAAAAGTTTACTTATAACAACTTTAGTTGGATCTTTTGAGCCAGCTACAGCTTGAGCAAGATCATTACCGTTAATATCTGTACCAATACCACCACGTCTTTGCTTTAGCATGTCTGAGTTAAATATGAAGGCAAAGTCTTTCCAGTATTGAGGTTGGTTAGCAAAGGCTTTAGCAGCGGCAAATATATTATTATCAGCGAAGTTTATATAGTTAACAATAGACATTTGCTGTAGTATTGCTGATCTAACGTTAAAGAACATAACAGTACCAACAGAGCCATTTAAATAATTCATAAATGAGTTTATTGTTCCGCTTTGACCTTTTGGCCTATTCACACCTGTACTAATTCTATGTAGCATGTCTTCTAAAGCGCTCCTAAAATCTTTACCATAAGCGGCTTCAATTTTGTTTAAATTTTCAGGCGAAAATATTATATCAGCATTTTCTTTGAACTCTGTGAAATACTCCGCTCTACCAACTCTACCAGTAGCATCTATTAAATCAGTTTTTATATTACCACCTTCCCATCCTTGACCTGGATCTACATACGTGTCTTGTTTGGATATTACATTTAGTGTTTCAGCATAAGATTTTAACTCAGGGTCGCTCATTATTAACTCTGACAAATTAGTTTGATCTGTTGGTGACAAACCTGGTATATCGTAATTATGTTTATCCCATAAATAAACTCTTAAAGCATCTTCAAAAATAAAATCACCATCAGGAGTTTTCTTTCTAAGTTTACTTTTAACACCTGGAAACTGTTTATTTAATTCTTTGTAATCGTTTGCTATAGCTTGTTTAGCTGTGTCTATTTCTCTATATGCTCTATTTAAAGGTCTAACTAAAGCTTGTTCAAAAAAGTCCCTATGCTGGTCACCTTTTCTACCTTTACCCATAAAGTTATATAGCAACCCTACAAAGTCTTCATGTGATGGTGGTATAAAAAATCTAAACTTACCTTTACTAGCACCACGTTTTCTAGCTTTTATATCTGAAAAACGTTTTTTAGTTTCAATACCAGTAACTTCTTCTAGTATACTGTTAAAATCACCGTCCATATCTTTACTAAACTGAACTTTTGCTTGTTGTACTTTACGCTTAACATCAAACTGTTCTAACATATTATCAACAGCCTGTACGTTTTGTAAAGCGTCATCAGCAAAATAAAAGTCATTATAACCTTCACCAACCTTATCAGCTATCCAAAGTGCTTTAGCTTCTGATGTAGAGTTAGCTAAACCAGTAATATTTTTTAACGGTATGTTTAATCCATTAGCTTTTAAAAAGTCAAATATAGCTTTAGCAGCAGCTGGTGGTCTTGCTGTTAATACAAACATATTTTCAGGACCAAACTTTTTCTGTAGCTTTAGTGCTTTTTGAAATAATGGTGCAACTTTACCTTTTACAACTTTATTAAAATCTGAAAAATCAAAAGTATAACCTTGATCTAATAAATCTTCATAAGTACTAGCATATTGTTCCGCGTTTAAAGTTCCAGTTTTACCATCTGGCGTTGTATATTTAACTAAAGATTTAGTTGTAGCTAATGTATCATCAAAATCTAAAACTGTAATACCTTTAGCTTCTTTTGAAAACGGTGTTGTTCTAGCTTTTGCAATAGCTTTGTTAAGTCTTTTATTGTCTTCTAGTTCAGATTTAATTGATCTAGTTTCGCCTTTAGTATTTATATTATAATGCTCACCCATGGTTTTACCATCAAAAATAGTTTCAATACCTTCTGGGTTTATACCATTTCCATTTTTTCCTTTTATAGCAGCAACAACTTTATCTTGATATCTTCTGTGAAAAGCATCTAACACTGACCAACCGTCACCCATACTGTGAGTTCTTTTAGCGCCTTTTAATTTAACCTTATCATCGTAGTTATCTAATGCTATTAATTTATAATTCCTTCTTATTAGCTCAAATGCAGCGTCAAAATTATAATCACCTAATATAGAATGCATTAAGTAATTAATAGACTTAGCAGACTGCATAGCATGTTCCCACTCATAAACTTTGTATCCTTTTGAGTTTGGATTAGTGTTTCCTTTTGAGTTAGACCCAAGCGGGTTTTTAGTCCAAGCGATGAACTCCGCCCATTGTCTATGTGGATGCTCAGTATTGTTTGTTGCTAGAGAAAAATAATTTGCCCATATTCTAGCGTTTTCTTCATTATCTTTTATATCATTGTTTACTCTTTGCCAGAGTTGTGTACCCATGCTTTCATGCATTGCGTTTATTTCTGGAATAGTAAGTTTTATAGCGTTTTTACCTGACCCTTCATAATTTCTACCAGTTTTCATTGCTTTTCTAAAGTCAGAAGTTTTTTCACCATATATTTTTGCAAAAGTTTTACCTTTTCTATATTTAGAACCTGGACCAGTAAATTGTTTTCCATATGTTACGTTTTCCTTCTTTGGAAAAGCTTTTCTTATTTCTTGCTGATAATAATCTTTAACCGTCATTTTTTGACCAGTTTCTTCGTTAACAACAATTAGTTTTTTTCTAAGATTAGCTGGTATATGTCTATCACTTTTAAAGAAAATAGTATAGTTAGCTGTTTCTTGGTTTAATATTGTTGAAATTCTTTTAAACTCTTTAACTATAAAATCAATATTTGTAGCTGAATCATAAGTATACATTGGGTCTAAACCATGGTATGCAAGATTTCTATTTAAATTAGCTCTGTTTTCTTTGTCTATAAAATCTGGATCAATAGTGCCAGCTTCCTCTTTAGCCTCTATAATATTATCAGACTTATTTAGCTTATTATTTAAATTTTCAGTGGCGTTATCTAAACCAGTCTGACCTTCTAAACTAAAAGCTTTTATACTCTGTCCAGCGGTAACATCTGCTATTTCTTGCGGTGACGCTCCGGCTGCTTCTAAATTTCTTTGTGCAGCGGATAGTGACACTTGCTGGCTAAGTGTTCTAGCTGCGCCTTTTAACAACTGACCTATAATAGATCTTTGTTCTTCAGTAGGAAGTACATTTACTTCTTTCTGCTCTGTAATACCTAAATCTCTTTGAAACTGAACTACAACATCTTTTTTAGGATTAATAAACTCTTCTTTTAACGTCCACAATGGTACTTGTGAAGTTTTACCTTGCGATCTAGCTCTTTTGCCATTTGGCTTAAACAATGGTTCGTAAAAATACTCTAGTATTCTATCTTGCAAACCTATAGCCCTACCGTAAGTATTTCTAGACACTGGAATACTTTGTCCTATTTCGTTTATTAAAGCGTTTTTTTCACTAACATTTGTCTTTGGTAATATTTTAATAAATTGCCTAGCCGTTTCGTAATCAGCAAAAACATCTTGCACGCTTTTAGACTCTGATGGTGACAATATACCAGTTGCGCCAGCGTCTAATTCTTCTTTTGTAATAACCTCACCAGTTTTAATACTAACGATCTCGTCCGATGTTGTTAAATTTTGATTTGGTTTTGTTATTTTATTTTCAGGTATATTAAATATTTTATTACCTACATGACCTTCGTTGTTTTTAGTAACTTGTTTGTGCGTGTCTCCTTTTGTAACTTTAGTATCTTGTTTTATTTCTTTTGCAACTTTAGCAACTTTGGGTATTTTTAAAACATTTATTCTTTTTCTTGTATCTTGTTGATTTGAAGTTGCATTTTCTAATTCAGTTGAAACAGCAATGTTTTTAGCTTCATCTAGACTTACTCCTTGACTAGTAGCGTCTATCATTTTAGCTCTAGTAAATATTTCAGCCTGTCTAGGTCTTAAAGTATTATCTAAAAACGTTGTTACTGTATTTTCTCTGTTATACGTACTTAATAAAAATTTTCCTTCACGATTAACGGTTTGACCATTTGGCAATGTAATTTTAGGAAATATACCAGTCATTTGTTCTGATATAGCCGTTTTAATAGATTCCATTGTGATACCACCACTTGGATTAAATTTTAATGCTTTACTAATCACAGGCCAGTTTTTTTCAACTAAAGCTTCAACAGCACCAAATTTATTTTCTTGTGAAGAACGCTTGTCGTTTACTATGTCAACTAACATTTCGTTTGTAAACATTAGTTTTCCAGTGTCATCTTTTGTTTCTAAAAAAGCTTTTCCTTTTGTACTAATTTTTGACATTGGTGTTTTAGCAGCTTCATCTGTAGACTTTTGCTTTGTATCAATCCCTCTTCTACTAGCTCTTTCAATAATTCTACCTGAAACAACATCACCGGCTACAGCTTTATTAAATGTTTTTATAAAATCAAAAACTTGTTTACCGTCTCCAAAGTTTAATTTATTAGTGTATCTTTCTGGTAAATAAGCTTGTAATATGTCAGATATTCTATTACCTAAACCTTGCCACCAATTTTTATTTTTTGCATTATAATTAACGTTAACAAACGCATCTGACAATAAGTTTAAAACCTCTTGGCCAGCCGTGTCTCCATATTCTAATTCACCTTTTTCATTTTTTACAGCGTAGCTTTTTAATCTATCCATTATACCACCTGGGAGTAACAATTGGGTTTCTTCATTTGCAACTAAATAATCTAAAAGTTTTTGACCAGTTTGTAAACCTGTACCTTTTAATTCTCTAGCCCTAAGTCCTGTTTCTGTTAAAAATGTATTACGCAGCACAGCATGTAATAACTCGTGAGCAGCAACGTTTATATTACCAGCAGAAGATATATCTTTACTAGTATTTATAACGATAGTCATTTCGCCTGTAGCGTGATCTTCTAGTAAGAACCCGTGAGCGTTTTTAGCTTCTTTAGAGTTTTCGTCTAAAGCCTGTATTTCTGCTTCAACCTCTGCTATTTTTTTTGTTATTTCTTTTTTCTTTTTAGCATCAGTAGTTTCTGATAATTCATTATTTAATAACGTTAAATCATAACCTAAGTTATCAGCCTCTTGTTTAACAAACATGTCTACAGCTTGATCACCTGTAGCTTCTTCTGTTTTAATATTAGCTTTTCTATAAAACTTAGTTTGCTTTACACCTTTTGTTATTTCATCTTTTAAAAGCTGTAATCTATTTTTATACGCCTCATCTTTTACTACTGTTCTAGCCTCTACACCAGCTGGATCAACAGCGGGCCCTACTTCTGGGCTATACTTATTAAATATATCATCTATTTCTTTATTGACGTTTTCTAGCTTAGTTTCAGTATTAACGCCTTTAAATATACCACCTTTTTTAATTTTAGCTTCTAGTTGTTCTTTTTCTACTTGTAACTCCGCAGCTCTTGCCCTGTCCTTAGGATCACTAACAGTAGGATCTACTTGTGTTTGAAGATAACCATTTTGTCGCTTTTTATTATACTCAGCCTCTAATGTAGGGTCATTTTTAATTTCAATGTCAATGTTAGCTATTTCTTCTGGTGTAGCTGTATTTAAAATTTCATTAACTTGTTGTAATGTTGCTTTTTCACCTTTTATTTTATATTTACCAGGTGTTATTAAAGCAGAGCCTATATCTACAGTAGCCTGACCACCTTGTCCTAGTATTTCCAAACCTACATCTACAGCGCTAACTTCATCACCTATAACAGTACTACTTAAAGCCTCACCACCACCACCAACAATAGCTTCTCCAACTAAACCTTTTGTCGCTGCTAGTACTTTTCTACCTGTTTTAGCTGTTTTAAATACACTGTTTTGAATTAAACCACCACCAATATTATCTACAAGCGCTATAGTACCACCTTTTGCCAAAGCTTTATTTCTAAACTTTTTAAATTTTTCTTCGTTACTTAAAAATTTTATTAACTCTTCTTCTGTTGGCATTTGACCATCAAACTCTTCAACTATTAATTCTCCAAATTTACTAGCTGACTCAACGCCACCACCCATAGTAGACATGAAACCTCTTAAAAAACCAGCGACTGTACCAACGCCAGGCGCAATAGCCGAGCCTGCAGCAGCAGTTGTACCACCAGCACCAATAGCTAAAGCTAGAAGATCAGTATCAGTTGTAGCCTTAAGCTGACCAGCCATTGACGATATTATAGCCTCATATGCAGCCCCAGGATTGTTATAAGTAGCTTTTAAAAAACCGTAAACTTTATTTTTCTCTCCTTCCATGTCTTCAGCCCATTTAGCTATGTTTTCAGAAGGACCTTGTTCTCGCTGTTTACGCATTAACTCAATGACTTCAGCTGCTTTTTCTTCAGTCATACCTTTTCCACCTTTGATAATCATTTCATTCATCGCATCGGTATAATCACCTGATTGACTAGAATTAATAGCATTTGTAGTCATCTCAACAAATGGTTTTATTCTATTATAAGCAATATCATCAAACATTTTACCCCAACTAACATTATCTCCATGTTCGTATCTAATGCCTTTTGACCTGTCGTAATCGTAACCTACTTCTTTTAACTCATACTTATTAGTCTTAGGGTTTAAATAGTTTCTTCTACCATTAGCGTCTTCTTTATAGTCATCTGGAATATAACCACCACCAGCGGTATTAACTCTATCCAAACCTATTAAAGTAGAAAAACTATTTATATCACCATTATAGCCACCTGAAGCAAATAATTTAAAGGCGTCATCTTTAGCTCTATCATTAGTTTTAAGTAAATTAAAAAACTCGTTGATATCACCGTTATATCCACCTTTTTTAAAAATAGAATATGCGTCTTGTAAAGCTTGTTCATTCATATTATTCTGATAATTTAGGATCGTTAGGATCTTTAGATCTATAAACTTTTGGAGATAAATAGTTTCCAATTTTTAACGCAAGTTTGTTTATTGTAGATAGACCTACACCCTGATCGCTAAGTTCACTTGCAACTATATCTATAACGTCTCTTTTTTCTTCTTCTTTTTTCTCACCTTCTCCATCTTCTCCTTCTTTTTCTTTTGGATTGTATATTCCGGTGCCGGTGGTTGTCCCATCATCTGTAAAGTCACCTTTATTTTTATTAGCTTCTTCTGGAAAATTTAAAGTATGTTGGTTTTCTATCGCGTTAGAAAGCTTTTCAATAACAATAGGTCTGCAATACTTTTCCCATTTAACCATATCAGCATTACCATTTTCATCTCTCCAAAACGAATGATATGGATCTACCACAGCCTCTTTAAACATTTTAAATTCTGTATCGTCAATACCAGGCGTGCTTTTATCAGTGTCAAAAATAGCGTCAATTTCTTCTCTTACGCTTTTATCATTATCTAACATTTCGCTAAAAGTTTCATTGCCTATAGGATCGGCTACGAAAGCTCTTAAACCCTTAGTATCTGTTGGTAAATTGCCTTTGACCGTAGCCTCGACACGATCTCTATCAAATCTTTTTGTTCCAGCAAATTTATCTTTTATTTCAAAATACTTAGTACCAACGGAAGGATCTGTAGGCACATACATATCTTCTAACTCTTCTTTTGTAAGAGAATATGTTTTATTACCAGACTCTATTACAAACTCTCTTTTTCCTTCTTCGTTTTCAACAACTTCATATTTTTCTTCCAACCAAGCTGTAACAATTTCTAATTCTTTACCATTATTACCATCATATGGGTTTTTTGTGGCGCTCATAGCTGATGATCTATCCATCTCGGAAAACTGCTTTCTAAGAGCTACCATATCATCAATATATGCTTTTTCTTCGTTAAGGGCTATATTAGCAGCGGCTATAGCTTTTTGATCTCCAGAATCTTGAGCTTTTATTAAATCAGCTTTAATTTTTTCTAACTTTCCAAACGTAAAATCATAGTCTGTTTGTGATTTAAAACCACCAGCGCTATTATACACATCTTGCGTTGCGATACGCCAAGCTTTTTCTTGGTCTTCAACTTTTTTCTCAGCTGCTTTAGCATCCATTTCAGCTTTTAATTTTTCAGCCTCTTGTTTTTTTATACCTTCATCAGCTATGTCAGTACCAGTTTTAATAACTTTATCTATACCTTCATACATACCAGGAACGTTGCTATAGTTTTTGTAAGCCTTAGCAGCGCCTTGTATTAAAGCTGTATTTGGTCCGTAATTTATTGCCATATTTATATTTGTTAATTATTAGGATCGTAAGTATCGGTTAATTTTTCATATATACCCTCCCCAAGATTACCTCCACTTGCTAAATTACCAGGATTATATGTTCCACCTCCACCTCCGCCACTCTCAGCCTTCATACCCATTTGAGCAGCTTGCATACCAGCGTCTGCAATATCACCTATAGCACTCATTTGCTGTGCTTTGGCTTCTGCTCTAGCTTGATTAGCAGCGCCTAGTCTTTGTTGTGACATACCAAGTAAAGTTCCTGTTTTGCTATATTCTAACCCTCTAGCAGTTTCAGCACCCGCTAATCTTTGTGTTTGTGCAGCAACCTCACCTTCTCTTTCCATTGTCTGTAATCTACTAGCTTCACCAGCTCTTAGTTGTTGTATTTGAGCTTCTTGAGCACCAATACTAGCACTAGCTCTTTGCGTTGCTAATTGACCTTGCTGCGCCATTGCTTGTGCTAATGCAGCTATACCACTTCCGCCGGCTGCCCCTTGCATGCCTTGCATTATATTAGCTTGTTGTTGTTGAGTTTGTTGAGCCTCAAATTGAGCTTGTTGTTGGTTAACAGTCATATCTTCATATGTGTTTTCCATATTAGTAAATTGATTCCGCACGTCAGCAGCTAAATTACTAGTGTCTAAATTTTCGTAAGCTGCTTTTCTTTTTTCCATTTCTTTTTTAGCTGCTTTTTGTTCTGCTATTCTACCTTTTCTACCAGATAAAGCCATACCAAGTTTAGCACCACCGCCTACTACTGCTAAGCCTATTCCAACTGCTATAAACGACATAATCTATTTGTTTTTATTAATATATTCTTCATATTCTTCATAATTTAAAGCTACTATTTCTTTTTCTAACTTGTCTAAATCTTGAGTGTTAGAAGGGTTTTTGTGTATGTTTACAAACGTAGAATCTTCATTTGCAATTATAACTCTTTTAGCGCCAGGTTGTGATATAACGTAACAAGGTGCTATGTAATCTTGTGTTTCATCTTCTGTTGCTATTGTAACATGTCCAGTTAATAAAAACCAAACATGTAGATGTTTGTGTATTGCACCTATAACAGCGTTGCCTTTTGGCATGTCCATCTGTCTAATATAAACACCATCAGTAAAAGCGTGTTTAATTGGCGCTATTTTACCATCTCTAACAATTTTTTTACCATCGCCCTCTACATTAATACCATCTGCAATGTTTATTAAAGATTTTTCTAATGACAGTATTTTTTCTCTAGAATTTTTTGATATTTCTTTTTTAGACATAATTTAATTTATATCTAATATAGTCACAGTTTTCACTGTTTTTTTACTATTATGTCGATGTTAGGAGCTTTTCTACATCAAATCTTAACGTTGCATCAGCAGTGCCTGCTTTTAAAACTTCTACAAAACCTGTTATAGTAGCAACTTTACCAGCGCCAGCAAACTTTAGTGTAACACCACTTTCTAATGTTTGAGCAGCACTTAATACTATTGTTCCAGCACCAGATGCACTAGCACCGCTATTAACAGTTGGAGCGGTAGACGAAACATCTATACCTATACCACTAACCGTACTAACCGTATTTAATATACCATCTCTAGCCGCTACAACTACACTAGTACTATCAAATGACGCGGCTGTAGTAGTCGTTGTCACATCTGCTAGTGTTATAGCTAAATCAGTAAACTTAATTTCATAACCATGTATATCTAAAATGTGATCTGTACCATATCCACCTATTTTCATTGCATCACCTGCTAATGCTAATTTCTGTTGTTTATCAAAAACCACATTTCCAGGTTGCACAGTTACTAAGCCTTTTACTACTGTTGGTTTTTGAGCCTTTGTACTTATAGCTGGCGAACTATTTTTTATTATTATTTTTTGGTCAGCAGTGTCAGCGAATATAGTTACAGTATCCTCGTATTTTCCTACAGATGTGTCAGCCGTAACATTTGTGCCAGGCACAACTATCATGTCTTCTTTTATGTTTTTAACACTGTCTAACGGCCACTGGTAATTCATTTGATTACTAAAGCTTAAAGATAAACCATCTGCTAAAGCTACATCTTCTGACATTGTAAAAGTGTTAGTTCCAGTAAGCGCTACAACAGTTACTGTAGATCTATCTAAAACTGCGTTGCCAGTTATTCTATCTCCAACCGCCATTTTAGTTGCCACAGCAGAATCCATAGTTACAGTATAAGGAGCTAAGCCACCAGTAGAAATAGCGCCATTTACAGTATCTACACCTGTAACGCTTGGATATATGTTTTCTCCAGGTAATTTCTCTGGCGCACTACCAACTGTTGGTGTTACAAAAGATAAGACGTCGTTAGGAGTAGGTTGTTTTAAAATTCTAAAACTAGCACCAGTACTAGAAGAACAGGATATAGTAAACGGAACTTTAGCAAGGCCTCCACTACGAGAAACTGTAAAAGTATCATTAACTAAACTACTTATTGCAAAAGAAAAAGATGGGTTATACGCAGCTAAAGTTAGTGTTAAGCTCGTGTATTGATATATAATTTTACGAATTAATTTGGAATTAGATCCAGTAGAAGAATTTATATCTATTGTGCCATCTCCAAATCTTACTTCGTTGTATGCTGTGTGCTGAGTATCTTGACCAGCGAACAAGTAAATATCATATTGATCATCATCTGTAATAGCTGGAAATTTAATAAAATCTCTATAAATATTACTTGTTAAAACTATATCATACAAACCAGCTTTACCAGCTTGAAAAGCTTTTGTAGTAAAATTATAGTAATGACTATCTTCATTTTTAATTTCTAAAGTAAAAATTGCACCAGGACTTCCTAAAATAGTAAAATTTCTAGTTGTAGAAGCCGCAGGCAAATCTGTTAAATCTATATTAAAAGCACTTATTATATTCATATTATTATTTATTTACTACTTTCTGAAATTTCTGTACCAACACTAAACAACTCTGCTTTTGTTTTTGAATTATTAACAAACTTAGCGTTAGCGTAATAACCTACTAAACTAGACGTGTTAGCTGTTTTATCTTTAACGAAAGATATAAATTCACCAGGCACCGGAGTTGGCGCTAGTGAATTATGATTTACTGTTATATCCCAACCTAAAGGAGTGTTGTTTACTATACTTGTCACAGGTCCTATTAAGTTAGTGTTAGAAACTTGAGTGCTATTAAAACCACCTAAGTTGGTCATATTAGTAGAACAATACACAATATCACCTACTTGCAATGAATTATTAACGTTGTCAAAGTTTAATACTATATAAGGCATAATTTATTTATTTATTAATTACTACATCCACATGGAGCATAGTCACAGCAAGAGGTGTAAAAAGTACCATCAGCTAGTTCTATATTGTCTTGAGGTTCAGCGTTACAACATTCACATAGCGCATCGCCCAAAGTATTGTTAGCGCCAGAAGGGAAGAAGTATTCACTACCACCAAATGGAGCAAGAGCTGGATCGTCAATAACGTGACATGAATCTGTACCTTGTTGAGTAGGTGAATCACCGTATACAATCCACACGCAACTACCATCATCAAAAACAGCAGAGCCGTCATAATTAGCAGCGTCACTACTCATGCAACCAGAAGTACACATTGTTTGATCATCAAGTAGTGCGATACCATAAACAGGATCAAAATTTACAGCTTGCCACACAGGGTTTGGTCCTAGAACATAAGCTACAGCTGTCATAAAGTCTTCTGCTCCAGATGCCTGAGCGCCTGGTGATTCTGTACATGCGTTTTGACCAAATAAATTAGCAAACACGATATTAGCAAGATTAGTATCTGGTATATCATCGTAAGTAATTTCTAAAGCAGTTCCATTAGGACCACATTTCCAGCAATTAGTAGTATACGTACAAGAACCATCATCTATATCCGCGTTAGCATCATAGTTGTTAGCGCCAAAGGTACCAATTCCACTACCATCAGGCGTAGTGTTATCTGTACAACCAAAATTAACATTGCCTATAGATTGTGTTTGTGTGAACATACAAGAGTTGTTAAATAATCCTGATGTTACTTCTATATCATAAGAACCTGCGGATAACCCGAAAAATTTAATTACCCCACCACCTTGATCAACTCCTGCGCTAGGACACGTTGGGCAACTTATTATAAGTGGTTGGTAAAGAGCACCAGCATTTGGATAAACTGTAATCGATCCATTACTATTACCATTAGTTTCAGCACCATAGCCTAATGTTATTGGATTTGGATATGCAACACCATTACAATCATTCCAATCGCAATAAGCGCCACAACTTCCATCGTCAAAAGTTGCATCTTCATTCCATTCGCAATAGTTAGTATCCATACATCCACCTACAGCTGGATAAGTACAAACATAAGGCCCACTAGTATCTTCCCATAAAATTACATTTCCTAAAGGATTAATAGGGTTTCCATTTGCATCTGTAACATAATTATCAGCGCTTGGATCTAGACAACCACCATCAAAACATTCATTGTTAATATAGCCACTAGCATTTACATTATTAATATAGTTACTAGCAGCAGTACCTACTCCTGGAAGATAGTTACTATCACTACCATTCTCTTGGCATAAAGAAAAGTAACAAGGATCTCCTGGATCATCTTCAGTAGCGTTAGCATTGTAATTAACAGCTAAAGGCTCCATACATCCAGGGACTGAATAAATACAACTACCATCATCAATTGTTGCTGTTGGATCGTAGTTATCCGCTGTGACATCTGTACAACCAGGCACAGGCATTGCACATGTACCATCATCAGTTATAGCTCCAGGATAAAGTAAATTATAAGCATCTGCTGCAGGACCAAAATTTGTAGTATTAGACGCTGCAGGATCGGTACAACCAGTCCAAGTACAAGAACCGTCTTCGTTTGCCGCGGTAGGATCATAATCAACTGAAGTTGGCTCCGTACACCCAGATACTAAGATACAGGAACCATCATCAGTATTCGCAGTTGGATCGTAGTTAGTAGCTGTTGGATCTGTACAACCAAGCATTACGCCAGCACCATCAACTGCTAGCGCAGAACCTAAGCCCTGCATCGCAAAACTACCACCATCCCAAGTAGAGCTACCATCAATATTTACCTGCACACTATCATCAGGATTGTGAATTACATCAGATCCTTTTATATAATTAAACCACTTACCTTCTTTCTCTATAAAACCTTTTTCTATATCACCAGATTCTTTATCTGTAAATATATGGTCAACATACCAGCCATTTGTAACGTGATGCGCATGTGTATTAAAATATTGGTCATCAGAAGTATTTTGTTCAACTTTTGTTTGGCTACCTTCATAATTCAACGTGTAGAAAGATTTTATAACTCCAGGCGCGTCATTTAAAACAACTTCAAATGATGATGACGTAAATACATTGTAAAAAGTATTTCTATCTACCATTTCATCGTTGTGTAACCATAGTTTACCACCTTTAAAAGTAAAGTAATCATTAGCACAACTAATACCATTTTGAGTAACAAAAGATTTAAAACTAACCCAACCTTTAATACTTTCTTTGTAAGTAACAGATTTACTGACATTTTCAGTTGTCACCATTAAAGATACGTTGTACTCGTCTTTTTTGTCATCGTAACTTCCAACTATCTTATTATTTAATTTTAAATTATCTTTAAACCAATCTTTCATACCAGCATCAGATATAGGTGTTAAACCGTCCATTGATAGTCTCATTACAGTACCTCTAACTTTATCTGTAAAATAAGCTCTATAAGCTTCAGAGGCAAATGACTCTGGGTTTTTAGATATACCATATTCACCTGAGTAAGGTATCGCTTGTCCTAAAACTCTGTTGGTAGATGTAACATTTGTATCGCCATCAGCATTAAATAAAGCGTCTTTATTAGCTAATATCTTTAAAATTCTATCTTCACATAAGGCTATTAAATCACCACCTTGTCCCCAACCAGCTTTTAATCTTTGTATACTACCATATATAGGATTTAAATCTTTAGTAATTTTCTCTCCAGCAATAAATTGATTTAAACTGTTTGTACCGCTATTAGAATTATATATTCCAGAATATATTAAACTATACTTTTTATATTCTTCTTTAAAGTTGTCTTGCAGAATACTAGACACTGAAACTCCATTTCCAAGAAACGGCTTGTTATAAGTATCCCCAATTCTATTTGATTCAACACCATTACCAAATGACCAACAATTGTGCCAGCTTAACCCAACAGAGTTTACCGGTATAATTACCATAGAGTTACTTATCTGTGAACCAAAGTTAGGAGACGAAGGATCATTATCTGTATAAAAGTTGGTAAAGGCAAAAAATTTACCAGCTACATAAGTACCGTCATCTCTTAAAAAAGTAATTTCTGGCCATAAGTTTGGAGTTACGTATGCGGCATTACCTTGTGTTATAGTAGTTGATATATTTATAGTAACAAGTTGTGGTAACGGAGGTGGTATTGGAATTACAACGTCCCAACCGGTAACAAACGTTCCTAATTCAAATGGATTTACACCTCCAATCCAAGGCACTGCATCAAAATTACTAGGTATTTCAATAGTAGAACCTAAAGGTATGTAAATTTCTTTATTTCTGTTTGTTATTGGAAAAGCAGGAAAGCTTGAAGACGCCTCGTAATATAAATCTAAATCAGCATCTTCTTTTGGTTCTGTTTCAAATATAGCTGGATTAGTACTTATTTTGTTTTCTCCTTTTACATTAAACTCTTCTAAAAATTCTAAATTAACAGAAGTTACTGGGGTACCGGCGTTTACATAATCTACAACATTTGATATATCACTCCATTTAGGATCACTAAAAATATCAAGTGTAGTTGTTGCAGGAACTCCAGATGGTGCAAAAGCAGGGTTTATTGCTACTAAATCAGATTCATTTGTTGCCGTAAGATCAACATCATAAGATATTCTATAAGTAAACCTACGGTTTTGTTGTTCGGCCATTAATTGAACTTGACTTAAGTGTTCAGTATTCCAATAAGTATTTACAGAGAATGTAAGCGGATTGTAAAGTCTTCGCTTAACAGGTGTAGCTGTTTTCTTACCTTGATAATTAAAAAGTCTAAATTTTTGTACTTGTTTTATTCTATATATAATAGGGCTGCCTTGTAATCTAAATCTTCTGTTTACGGCTAATCCTTGTACAACACCAACTTCATCATCATGCTCTGTATTAGACGGATCACCAACTCTCCAGTCAACGGTATAACCTTCGTATCTTCCTCCAGATCCAGTGTTACCAGTAGGTCCTATTTTTGAAAATCCTATATCTAATTTTTTAGTTTGTCCAGAATCTGTAAAAGCTCCTTTCATACCAACGAGACTTGTACTCTCTCCAGTTCCATTAAAACTACCCCAGAGATATAAATTTAAACCTGCTCCCCAAAAACATGAAAAACAATACATATCGTGATTAACAGAAGTGGTCATATCAGAACTGAAAACCTGGTTGTTATTAGGATCTGTGTGAACTGCTAAAGCATTAGAATAGTTAGAACTATTTAGAGGTTGTTTACTAGCAAAACTTGCTGCATCAATAAACCAACGAGAAACAGGATTAACACCACCAAACTTTAAAAGCGCATTCCAGTCACTTTTAGTTCTTGTGCTACCACCACTAACACTAGCAAAATTATAAGTATCTAAAGATAAATCATTAAGATGACCTGGTATTGCCGTGCTTGGATCGGTTGAATCCCATATTTTATGCAAAGGTGTTGTAGCAGTAATTGACCAGTTTTTAATGCTAGCAGGTTCAGATGATAAGTTTTTTCTATCATTACCATCAGAATATATTTTAACAAAAAATCTACCATCAAACTCAGGTTTATTTCTTATAGTCTTTTTCCAAAAAGTCACATGTATATCATCATTTTGTAGATAACCAGGATTATTAGGATCTGAATAAGCCGCTACCACAAACTCATCACTAGACTTTATAGGTTCACTTAATATTATTTGATATGCCGCAACGCTACTATAAGTACCATCTAAATTTGTAGATGGATCTGTGAATCCAATATCTCTTTCACCGTTTTTAACCTCTAAAACTCTATATTTACTACCAGTTATAACGTTCAGCGCAAGTGAGGTTGGATCTTGTGTTTCTTTTGTAAAACTAACATAAAACTCGTCAGAAGTGTTGTCAGCATTTATATCTTCAAATAATTTTTTTAAATCTGGTAGACCCATCGCAGGGCTTATACCCGGCGCCGCCGCAGTCCACTCATTTACCCAATTATTTTTATCTATACTAAATTGTTTTCTACCTACAACCGGTGGGCTCATAAAACCTTGTGCTATTGGGTATATAGGACAACCAGTGTTACCATTTTGACTCCAACCATAATTAATTTGACCACCCCACATTTGGCATGAGTGAGTATACCTCGTAGAATCTGTATTAGTTCTAGCTAGCTCTTCGTATTCTGTTTTTATAAATTCTGGAGCTTCATTTGCTATAGCAACTATTTTGTATCTAGCTTTTTCTTCTACTAAATCATCTGAGTCAGAGCCTTTTTTTAATATAATATAAGTATCTTCGTCAACTTTATTTCTATCAACAGATGGAAAAGAAATCCAAATATTACCATCTTCAGCATCATAAATTCTATCTACAGCTAAGTTATAATATTGATTAGAAGTTTCTTTAATATAAAACCTATAATAATCCGCCCAATAAGGTGATTTTTCTAAACTAGCTCTTATGTAATTGTTTTCTTTAGCGTCTCTTTTTGCAACGTTAAATGATCCACTACTAGGTGTTATAACAGGTGTTTCTCTACCATATTTATCACCCCATACAACTCCTATATCGTAATCTCTAAGTGATTTTATAGATTTTTGACCTATTTCATCATTTTCCAAACTTGGTCTATTAACTAAAGCCACAGTTATATCTGGTACTAAATTACCGTTAGGATCATTTGGCACTTCTTCTACCGTATAACCTTGAGTGTAATTACCGTAAATAACTCTATTACCACTCACGTCTTGGGCTAAAGCAGTTTTAGGAACATTATCCCAAGTTCTTATTGTTTGATTAGCGGGTAGCGCTGCATATATATTTTCTGTAGTTACTTTGTAAGATCCTTTAGATCCTCCAATAATATCTTTGTTACTACCAGGAGAGTTCCAGTTATTGTTTAATCCTCCAGCATCATGTTGTTTTATGCTATCCATCAGGTACACTAAAGGAGAGTTTTCGTTTTTATAAAGAAGATCAATTTGCACAACATCTTCTGGTATATCACTAGACACAAAATCTTGTAATACCAATGTTCTAACTCTATTTGTCATACCTTCGTTGTATGCTTTTACTGGTTGGTACTCAAAACCTCCAGGATAAAAAGCTACATCAGAAAAAGGTCCATATGTAGAGTATTCATTGTCAACATATTTGTATCTATAAGCAAATCTAGGTAATTTACGTTCGAACAAAAACTTTTGGTCGTCTATTAGCTCAAACTCCCAATTGTCACCTAGCGTATTAACATTATCAATTAGTGTTATAACTTCTACTAAATATGCTGTTTCACCAGCAAGTACTGAAGGAGAGCCACCAACATTTGTCCATGGGCCTTCGTTTATTTCTAAGATTTTTAATTTAACTTCGTAATCCATATCTTCGAAAGTCAAACCACCCGTAGGAATTGCTAGACCTAAGAAATCTCCAACAACAAAATCACAAGCGGCTTCGCCAACGTCAACAATTTTAACATATAGTTTTTCTCCAATAGCATCAAAGTAATTACCCATCATTACTATGTTGTAACCTTCACCCGTTGGTCCTTCTCTTAATTGTGTACCTATTTTTAATGTTGGTGGTCTATGTGGCGCTTTCTTAATAACAGTTATATGCTCTTCTCTTGCTGGGCCTTTATTAATACCTGGGTTAATACTACCACTAGCGTCAGGTATTATAACATTAGTATGAACGTTACCTGTTGGGTCTGTACCAGCAACACTACGTGATATACTTATTTTTTTTGGTTCTGTTTTATTATCTGTCCACAGTAAAAAATCATCAATAATATTTATACCTAAAATAAGTTCGTCGTGATTGTAATTTAAAACTCTAGGTCCTTGAAGGTAAAGATTATTATAGCCATTTAACAACCCTGGAGTACTAGGAGGGCTAAGCGTAATAGATATAGTTTCTTCTAAAACTATGTCACCATCTTGCATATATGGATTAGCCATTCCAGGTAGTAAAATTGGTGGTTCAAGAAGATTTCCACTACAATCATCTAGCTGTAAATAATTGTTAATAGTATCAATAGCTACCACGCAACCATCTTGTTGGTAAATCGAGTTTGGATTTAAAGTTATTGTATCTCCAATAGAATAATCGCTAACATCGTATGGAGGTGGTATTGTTATAAAACCATTATCTGGTACCACAGTATTATTTGGAAGTTGTTGTGTTATAGAGCTATAGCTAACTGCCAACCAACCTTGTCCAGAGTCATCTACAAATGATGGAGTAACTCCATACCCTTGAAGAGATGGATCTAAAACTAAGTTTGAATCTAAAGATAATTGAGTTAATAATGTTCCTTGCCCACCAACTGTAATAGAAGCAGCGTTTTCAGCCGTAATTCCGTATCCATATTGATTATTTCCTGTACCAAAAAATCCATTACCACCTAAACTAAGAGGGTCTATATCAATAAAACCACCTACCAAGGGATTACTACCCGAATAATTCGCTATATATACACCTCCCGCTGTGTTAATCGCAAAATCCCCATTCAAATCTATTATCATAGGAATATAAGTGTTAGTAGCACCGCAAGGCGCTAAAGGGTTTAATGTAGCGCCAACACACCAATCTTGATAAACAAAGGCGTTAGAAGTATAGAAATTCCAATCAAACATAAAACTATTACCTGTATTTACATCGGATATAAATAAAGCAGAAGATGTGGTACCGTCGTTATTTACACCAGTAATAGTCCAACCCGGTGCTAGTTGCTCTAACACTCCAGGCGCATAAATATCTACGGTATCACTATTTAATGGATCTACTATATTATTCGGAATTGTAAAGCTGTAATTATCAACAAAAACAGGTTCGCAAATATACGTACCGTCTTCACCAGGTAAACTTGGTCTTCTACGTAATATCATATCAGACATACTATCTTCTATAGTATTTTGGCCAGATACTAACCAATATAGAGTGTCATTTTTCTCATCAGACACAGACCCAACTGTATAGCTATTCACTGGAGCAAATTCAACGCTGCAACCAGGAACGTTACCTAATACGTTTTGAACAGTACCAACGTCAGAATGTTCTGAAGTTGATACTTGTACGTTCATCGCATCTCTATACTCGCCATTTGGAACAATTCTCTCATCGAGATCTTTGTTCATTTTACCTTTGGTAAAATTACGCTTCATCTCCGGCATAAACTAGTGTTTTATTTGTTTTGACTTACCTCTAAAAATTTGAGTAAATTCTTTAAAATTTATATTTTGTAATCTTAATTTAGCTTTTCGCATTTCAGCAAATCTTTCTTTTTTAAATCTATTAACTAAATATTCTGGTGTGTTTTGTCGTGTTGCTAAAATTGCGTGTGCTATCCATTTGTATATAGCTTCTTCCGCAAATTTATGAACTATCTGTTCTCTTTTTTGACCAAGTGAGTCGCTTATATAATCTATAATAATTGTTCTACCTACTAAATCTGAGCTAAAACGCATAACACCTTTATTTTGGTCTATATAAAAAGTTCCATTATTATTAGCTCTTTGAGTATCTAGCCCGTACCTACCACCGCTAAGAGCTTTAATTTCATCATCGCTAGCGCTGTTTATATTATTAGCTCCTTTAAAACCAGAAAGAGTGTCAGACTCTTCATTTAAATAAGGCCCTTGATTTATTCTTGGGGCATTTTTACCTAATATATCTTCATCAAAAAACGATATAGATGGTACAGCAGTAAACGTAGTGCCTGTTGGCACTAAAGTACTAGGGTTTGATGGAGTTGCTGATGGTAATGGACTATTGTAATTAGCGTTATTTTGTTGAGGTGCTTCTAACCATAAAATACCATTTTTGTAATCAACATCACGGATAACGTGGTTTGTGTTAGTAAAGTATTCATTACTAGCAGAAATTTTCATACCAACTCTAACATTAGCTACATCACTAATATTAGGGGCTGTTATTTTGTTACTTAATGTATCAAACACCGGATTAAATACTATTGGTAATTTTAAATCTGGTATTAAATTGTAAGAGTTAGCTTGCTGAGGATTAGAACTAACAATGTCTTGCCATAAAAACTCTAAGTGACTATCTCCAGATACGTTTGGAACTAATTGTACATTATTAACATTAGCCCCGTTGTTTGGACTGTTAATTTGTATACTAGTTTTACCGGTAGTTTTGTCATGCCAAACCGCGTATACAAAACACATTTTAAAAGAATTAACAGGTTGTACTAAAGGTCCATTATTTCCAGTTGGATCAAAAAATCCAGGATTTATTTCTTTAACTCGCACGGCGCTAGTACCTGTAACACTAGTAAATAGCTGTGGATATAACCCATCTAATTCAATAACAGAGCTTCCAGCAGTAAATGTGCCTATAGCATGTAATGCAAAAGGATTATCTTGTCCGTGAAGGCTATTGTCTGGAGTTTGATATGGATTTCTAGGATTAGAAGTATCATTAGTGTAGTATATAGGATGTTTAGTACCGCTAGAATCACTCCAACTGACTTGTGTGTAAGCCACAAAATCTTGAGGTAATATTGAGCTTAACTTAGGTGTAAGTGTAAACTCAAAGCCTTTATGAGATCTTAGTATATCGTAAGAAAATTCTTGCAAGCCTCTCATAGCGTGATATTGAACATCAAGCTTGTTGACTGTTGGTATTATTTTATCTTTACCAACATAAGATATTAAAAACTGATCCATGACTGTTTGTAACGTTACAAATTGATAGTTACCAGGCTCGTGTATAAGTTTTTGGTTACCATTTCCATCCTTCTTAGTTCTATTATAATAACTATTTTCGTGCGCTATTATTAATTGATTTTGATTATCAAATGCCATATATTATTGTTTTTCTTGTTGAATTTGTAAAGATTCTAGTCCTTGACCACCTTTTGCAATATCATCTCTTTTCATAGATAAACCAGCGTACTTCAATATCTTATAAACTAATTCATTTTCTTCAGCTGGGTGTAATTCAAAGTGAGTTGTTTTGCCTGTGCCTGTGTTTGGATCATAAATGCTAACGTCATGAAGAGCTTTGTTACCAACTATTTGATAACCCCATTTTGGTGGTAACGGGACTTTTACATAACTCATTTTTATACCACCCTCCATATCAGCATCGTTTGGATAAACCTGTATTCCTCTTTGTGATATATTATTTACTGGGTCCCAATTAGTAACAACGTAACCTCTAGTATTAAAGTTAAACATCGTTAATCTTGACTTGTTATATTTAGTCCACTCTGAGTAAGTTATTTCGTCTATCTCTTCTCTATCAGCGCCACCCTTAGTAACAGTTCCTATTTTATAACAATCATCCGGTAGTGGATGCCAACCTAACATACCAGGGACTTTTGGAAATATATGTATCTTAGTTAAAGTACCTAACTTTTCTTGTATTAAAGTAACCATATCAGAATACTCTGTATTGTTACCGTTACCTCTTTCAAATTGATTTATATCATAGAAGTATTGCTCTATTATTTCTAATTGAGCTTGACTGGCAAACATATTAAACTCTTGAGGCGTTACATAACCTCTTTGCTCTTTATTAGCAAAAACTAAAACTTTTTGATATACGTTATCTATATTTACCATAATTTATTTTATTTTTTATAAGGAAATAATCTATTTAAAGTATCCTGTCTTTTACCACAACCACAATCCTTACCAGTTGCTTTACTAACAGTTTCTACAACTTTTTTTATTCCAGTTGCTTTTGTAATTTTAGCTACAGTATCGCCTAATCCTTTTGATTTATTTTTTTCCATATAATATAATTTGTAGTTTGCAATCGCCCCGTAGAGCGACTGCATCTACAGTTAGATTAATTTAATCTTTTTTCAATATTGGAGTAAATCTCCATTCCTTCATCAGTTTTAAACCAAGCAGCTAAAGCTGAATAAGGGTGTTCGTCAAACGGAACACTTAATAATTTTCTTTTATTAGACGCCCACGTAAAAGTTCTTTGGTCGCTAGAAAGTCTTAATAAACCTTCTTCCACAGCTTTAATACCAAAGTTTCTAAGTACAACGTTGTCATCATTTAACAGATCTAAAAACAACTCAGGATTTCTCCTAGCAAATAGTAATAAATCTCTTTTTAATTCTTTAGAACTCATCTTAGATACCTTAGAACCTAACTCTACACGCATAATAGCTTCTACCATATCTATATCTAATCCTCTAGCTGCTACAATTGCATCAGCTTCTAACTCTAAAGTTTCTATTTCAGTTTCAGCTATCTTACTTGGTTTGTACTCTTGATATACTGAGTTTCTATCTGGGTGATATAAAGATAAAAATTTTTGTAAAACAGTTTTTTCTTTAGGAACGTGTAAAGCGCCATTTCTAAAAACAATATGTTCTAATCTTTGATCACCTTGCATTTCATCTACAAATGACGATTTTTGGTTTTGACAATATTTAACTTCTCTCTCGTATCCTTTTTCTTCGTCAAACCAATAAATATCAGAATTTCTTATTATTTTAGAAAGAGGTCTCGCATTTCCTCTCAAAAAATATGTCCTATCTTTAACTTCCCAACCATCATTTGTTTTTTTGAAAGTTGGTTCTTTTCTTTTTGGTTGTTCTACAACCGGTGGTGTTTTTACCACAACTTCTTCAAAGTCTTTTTCTATTAAAGGTTCTACAACCTTTTCTGTCTTTTGTTTTTTTGCCATAATATAATATATAATAAAATTAATAAAATAAAAGGCCGAGGCCGAAGCCCCGGTCTTTTAAAAATTGTTTAGTTCAATAACATAAAGTTATTTGCACCTTGAGTAATTAAACATCTTTCAGAAAGCATGTGGATTTGCATTGCATCTAAAGCAGATGTAGCAGCTCCAACTGAACCAGTAGTCCAAGTTTTCATTTTTCTGTCGTCTGTTGCTGAAGCTCTATAACGAACATGTAAGAAAGGACGTTTCATATTCTTTCCTAATTGTTGGTCATAAACAGATGATACTCCTGCTGGTATAAATATACCTCTAATAGAACTAGGAGTGTAAGTATCATTTATACTTCCTCTCGTAGCTTTATCGTTTAAGTATCTGAAATCTGATTTATAGAAATCATAAGAACCTCTTCGGAATCCAGAGAAACCTAAGTTAAGTGCCATATCTTCAGAGTTGTCAAATACACCGTAAGATGTACCACCAGCTCCATAAGAGTTCATTGAAGCTAACATATCGTCAATAGCTAATGATGTAGATCTATTGCAAAATAACATGTTTTCTTCAATAGCACCTTGCTTGTCAAATTCTGCTAAAATAGCATCAAAGTCACCTAAGACACCACCACCTGGAACTATACCTGAACTTGCGTTACCTCTAGTTTCAACAGCGTCAAATAATCCTTGAGTACCTGTTGCTGTACCAGTAGCTAAATCGAAAGCGTTGTCTGTTAAATCAGCAGCAGAAACAACTGGATGACCAGTAGCACCCGCGTTAGCAGCACCCCCCATTTTACCTTCTAACATAGCCATTTCTAAGTAATCAGTAAAACGAGCTCTCGTGTCAGACTCAGCTTTTAAGTACCAAAGATATCCACTTTGTCCGTCTTCCGCAGATACTTCAACCCAACCAATTCTAGATGCATCAGATCCTGATACTTCGTAGTAATCTTTCAAGATAATCGGCTTGTTCATGAAAGACTTAAAAGTTGGTTCGTTAGCACCTCTACGGTCAGTAGCTGTACCATTATTACCAACATCAGCGTTAGTATTGTAACTTCTACCTTTCATAAACTCAGAACCATAAACTAATATAGTAACTGATTGCGCAGCAGCACCTAAAGCATCAGTAATACCAGCTGTTTGTAAATCAGCCACCCCATAAGGAGCAACTTCGATTTGACCAGCTACAACATCAACTTCTGTTACTAATGCTTTTACAACACCACCAACGTTTGCTACTATAACAGTATCATTAACTCTAATACCATCATCACCAGCAGTAATCGCGTTACCATCGATATCATGAGTAATAGCTAAGATACCACCTGATACTACAGTACCACCGTCATCATCTACTACTGTTCCTTTGTAAGATAAGTGTAACCTACCTTGCTCAGACCATACAACTTGATCAGCTGTCATAGCCTCTTCAGCTCCTACTTGCGAAAGAAATCCTGAGATTGTTCTGTTTCCAAAAACCTCAGCTTCTGCCTCCATAAGATCTGGTAAATATTGTTGCGCCCAACCTTGATTAGCGGTTGTCGCTAGGTCTAAATAGTTTGAAGCCGTTGCTTGTTGAACTGAAGCCGGCGTGCTATTTAGAACACTTCCTCCTGTAATTGCCATTTTTTATAATTTTAAATTGTTATTTGTTTTTATTTTTAATTTTAAACTTAAAATCAGAAGAATTATTACCTAACACTTTAAACTTCATACCACCCGCATCTATTTTTCCATGAGCTTGTCTTGGGTTCATGTCTACGTTTTTGGCTTTAGCAACACTATTTTTCATAGCATCAGCTTTGCCTTGTTCGTAAAAGTGTTTTGCAACAGCGTCTGCATTCATTGCTGTAAATAAAGATTTATGATAACCCTTAGCATCTATTAAAGCATTTTTTTTATCCAAAAACTTTTTGGTAAAATTATTTATGTCGCTTTGGGCCGTTTTAATCTCATCAGCATTGTTAACATTAAACCTGTATTTTTTGTCACCGACGTTATATTCAAAACCTTTGAAATTGTCGTTAAAAACTTGGTTAGTTTTTTGTGTAAAAATATCAGTATTTTTTTTAACTGTTTTTTGAGTTTCTTCTGACTCTTTGTTGTATCTATTGAAAAAATCAATTGCCTTTTGCTGCTCGTTAGTAAGCTTACTTCCAGCTTTAATTTCTTCATAGTATCTGGACTTTTGCCCGTCCAAATGGGCTCTAGCGTTGGCAACTTGCTCTTTTAACGCTAATTTTTTTCTTCGTATATCTTTTTCATCATCAACTTCTTCGTCGTAAGAAAACGAGTCTTCCATAAGGAAGTTAATTTCTTCATTGTTTAAATGAGGTTTTGTTTGCCTATAATATTCATACAATACGTCTTGATTGTCTAATTTAGAATAATCTTGGTTAAGCTTAACATAATCACTTAAATTACCTCCAGTTTCTTCCATAAAGTCTATTAACTTTTGGATGTTTTCTGGTATTGGTTTTCCGGTTGCTTCAGCTTCTGCAACTGCTTCTTCAATTATTTCTTCCGCTTGAACTCCTTCTCTTGTAGAATCTTCAGTTGTTTCTTCTAATATTTCTTCTAATACTGGAACTTCTTGTGCTTCTGCTTCCGGTTGTACTTCTTCTTGTTTTTCTGTGGTGT